ATCCAGTTGCGAGATGTTTTGTATGCCTCTAATCAATCCCATGCGATACATCACCTGCCTTATGAAGCTGATCAATCTCGTTAGCATGACGTCACCGCCTACATCTTCAACCTGAGTTTTTGAAGGTTGTCGTTTACGTAATAAATAAAGGCATCGACTGTATGATCATCCTCTTTGATCACCTTTGGATCGTCTGACTGCAATGTGTCAGGGTCCCATTGGTATTTTCTGTGTTCCTCATAGAATATCTGGTTGTTCTCGTTTCTAAGCATAAAAAAACGCCCCTGAGCCAATAGGTCTTGGACGTTCTCAATCATGTTCACTTTCTTCTTTTTGGCAACTGGATGTAACGCTATCCCGTAATCCTTGAAAAACTGATTCCTAAGCGCTCCCTCAGCGCTATCTATAGTCCACTTGTCAATATGCTTCCCATAGGCTTGACTGACGCTCTGGGCAAACTCCCAAAGGTCTTGGCTAAAATCAGATGGCGCCTTCTTTGTTGTCCTGTTTGCGGGGGAATAGTAATAAGTGTCCAGCAGGATAACATTCAAACGCTTGGTCAATCCTAATGCTAAAAATGCCGTTGCAGACGTCTGGTACCCTGAGTCAATGGCAATGTCAATGAGCAACAAGTCATCATCACTTGGAATCTCATCCAGCCACTGGAAATGGTTCATGTTATAGACCATATCCCCTAAGCCGATCACTTCACCCAAATACATCCAGCGCCAGTACTCAGGGTCATTTTGCTTGTATTGCTCAATTTTCCTCAAAAGCTGTTGAGAAAGGAATCCCTTTTCGTCATCAAGGTAGGTAGAATGATGCAGAAAATAGTTAGGATCGTTGGCCTTGCTCTCCCTCCACTCATTCACCCACGCATAAGGATTTCTGGGAGGGTTGTATGAATAATAGACCTTAACCTCTTTGTTCCCTAAATCCTGCCTGATAAACGTGTCCTCCACTATGTCTATATCTTCAACTCCGTCAAACTCGGCCAATTCCTCAAACCACAGGGCCATGACGTACCCCTTGGCAATAGTAGTGGACTTCAATTTGATAGGGTCGTCCACGCCGTAAAAATAAAATGCCGTGTTTGTCGCCTTATGCGTGATTTTTAGAGGTGATTTCCCAAATACAAACTCATCCTCAACACCAAACATGTAGATGGCCCACTTGATCTGCTCATAGACGCTGGTGGAAAGGTATTTGCCCACCTTCCGCAAGCAAATGACGTTTCCCTGATCATCTTCCAAGAAGTCCTTAACCAGTTTTAGGCTGATCACAGACGACTTCATAGAGGAACGGCCACCAGATAACACCACATTTGGCTTTTTCGTTCGCCAAACAGGGTAGAAATTGGGATTAATGAGGTCTGTCACTCTTACAACTGTCTCAATCGCCATCTTCATCAACCTCTGGAACGTCATCCACAATGATCACACGGCTTACCTGCGGCGACTCAATCTCCTTGCGTTTCAATTCAAGTTCCTGCTGTTTTAACTCCAGTTCCTTGGCCTTCAACATCTTGTCATGCAGAGTGCCAATCAATATGGCCGAATCCCTAGCAGATGTCCTCTGTATCACTTTAGGGTCTTGGACGTGTTCCATGTACAGGTTGATGGTTTTCCATGCTTCCTCGATCCATTGCTCTTTTTTCTGCGTTCTTAGTTGTTCTACTTCATCCTTTTGCTCATCAATGTAACGCTTCACCGTAGATGGAGAAACACCAAACTTCCTCGCCGTCTCCCGTATATTCCCACAACTGGCATAAAAAGCCCTAATGTGTTCTCTGGTGCGATCATCCAGTTTTTTGCCCCGGCCCATTACATACTCACCACACTCCCGACATACTAAGCGAACCCGTCATCAATATCATCCTCACGCAACTCTGTGTACGAATGCGTAATCATAGCAAATGCCCCGTCTTCCAAGTGTAAAATCTCATGTATCATCATAGAGGTCACCCTGTTGTCATGCACTTCTAACCTACCGTGCGCTATTTCTTTGAGTTTTTGTCTCATAAGTATCACCCCAAATAGAAAAGCGCCCTAATAGGCGCTGTCATCCAAATATCCCTCTAGCTTCTCTCTTAACTCATTTTCCCTTCCTGAAACAATACTTACTAACCTCTCATCATCACCAAACGACACATATATAGCCGCAGTCACAATACCATTGTATAGCGATAACACTTTAAATGACCATTTGATATTTATTTCCATCTGATAGGGCCTCCTAGCCCTATCATAACCCGTCACCCTAATGGGTGACTAGTGTGTTTTGTTTTTTGTTTTGTTCTCTGGGAGGTACGGCCTCTCCCAACCACGCACAGTTTAACATGTTTTTCTTTTCTCCTGCAAATCTGGTTGATCTGCGCCATTTGCGCCAAATGCGCCACTTGCGCCACTTGCGCTGAGCATCTTGTGTGCAATATCATCCCTAATCCTGCGAACATTGGTCAAAGGTATCCCAAACTGATGAGAAATATATCTGAGGCTCCACCCATCCAGAATTCTGTTTAACACAGTCAATTCCTTTTCATCAGTGATCACATGCATTCTTTCTTGAATGAACCTGACCTTTTCCTCTAGTTTTTCAATCGTTTTTCGTTCCTTGTCCCTGCGTAGCACCTCAAAATAGACAGGATCGGCAGGATTACCCTGCGGTTTTGGTAATGATGCTTGCACACCATATTGCGCTACAACATGGTCTCCTGCAACCTGCTCTAACTCTTGCTTTTTGAGTTTGATCACTTGTATCATCCAGTGATAGTTGTGCAAGGCGCTTTTAATCTGTTTTTTATCCATCACGCTTGCCCCCTCTCCATCCATATATCTTGACGCATCTAGGAAAGGGGCATAGCATATCATTGACCAGCCACACACATTTTTTGCATCTATCTTTTTTCATGGTATCCCCACCCCATCATTGTATGCTATACTAGAACAAACACATGCTCGCTATATACAGGGTGGGGAACCCTGTTTTTTTATTTTTCGCTTTCGCTAGTCCACCCAAAAAATGTCCATCCATGCCTTTCAAGCCATTCTAGCATTTCGTCCACAAACTCTTGATGCTCTTTATTTTCGTCTATGGAAAAATGTCCGCCTATATAGATTTTCTTCACGCTCATATTCCTCCCTCAAAACTTCCCTTTGCCACTTGACTTGATCCTTTTCATCCTCAAAAGGCCCAGTGATGCGTTTTTTGGTCATTGTTCTCGCCTCCTAAATAGCTTAAATGGATTGTTTAATTTCAACTCGAATGTTCCTCCAAACAAGGCAAGCCAAAGCATTATGCCCCAAGTTATAGCCCCTAAAAACCAAGTGGCGATTATCAATGCTACTATTGCTCCTGCAACAAATTCAGCAAAGAGCGTCATTTTTAGCCCCCTCCTTCACAAAATCAGCGAATTATTCACCACTATAAATAATCTGCAATGTATCTCTATCGACAATCCTCATTTCTTTTCCACAATGCATTTTCAACGCCTCAAGACTGTTTGATATTGCAATCCCCTTCCAACGATACGAGTAATCACAATATGTTGATGTATTTCCTATTGCACGGATTGGTACAACCTCTTTTCTTTCCAGAATGTATCTCATGTTTCCACTCCTTCACATCATGGCTCTAATGTTCAATTAAGCTCCATCCCTCCACCTTGGTATGGCCTGTCCACTCCCGTGTTTGCACTTGGCCCATTGCCGTGTCTGACATCGATAGAAGTCTTGGCAACGATTGAAGCATAACGCCATACTATCTTCCCTCTTCACCCATGCCGGACGCGCGTCTATGATCTTGACCTGCGCTTGCATGTTCTATCCCCCTCCGTTTCAATTCTTCTCTTGCCAATGCTTGTTGCTCTTCTGGGTAGTCTTTTTCGATGATCCATACCAACTGTGAGTCATCCAAAGTCGGCAAAGACTGTTTGAATAGCATCACTCTATACTCATCAATCGTCATTGTTTTCCTCCAACTCCCCATCGACTGCCAACCAAAGCTGAGTAATTGTAGTAGGGTCTACACCTCCATGCTGTTCCATAACATGAATCAATTCTCGAACTCTATCCAGCCGTTCTTCCAATTCTTCAATTTTGCTCATCAGCTCCTCACGCTTTTCCATCAGAGTCTCCACCTCCATAATGACCAACCAAGGCTTCCTATCCGCCCTAATCGCCAGCGCATCTATCCCCTCACCTTCCAGCCAACCGTAAATGCGGCTGAACGCCTCTCTACGGCGTTTTACCTCCCAAGTGAGACCCAGACCCTTCACATCACCCTTAAAACCGCTCACAGCGCCCGACAGGGGGATTCTAGAGCCTCCTATCAGCTTGGCGAACTCTCTTTCGGCATTTGACCCCTTGCGTTTTGATCTACGACCCGCCATTTTCCCTCTCCAATTCACTAAGCATTTTTCGTATATCTTCACGTTTGAAACGTTCGTGAACCAGTCTCTTGATAGTTCTTTGCAACTGAATATCTCTGATCTTGTATCCTATTAGCACACCAACACAAGCCACCACTATCACAAGACCGCCATAGAGAATCGACTCCATTACAACAACTCCTCGAGCCTAT